AGTTAACATTGGAATTTCTGCTTCTTCTGCTTCTATTTTTATGATCGTATAAATTTAAATAAATAATAAATATCAAAAACATCACATTTAAGCGGTTTGTTGAATGTTTTAATATATGTAAACTATCTCTAAATCACTGTATTTAGTAACAAATTAGTAACAGAATAATTCTATATTTTTAGATTTTTACTGTCTTTACAATAAACTTTTTTTGGCTTATTGTCAAATGTTTCTTTAAACTTTTTTGGTTTATTTTTGCAATAAAAAAAGACCAGAGGATTTCTCCCCTGGTTAGATTAAAATTTAAGGTATTTTGTAGCAACGTATCCAGTTGTATTTTTATACTTAATTTTAGTCCAAGTACTGCTCTTTTTCAGTACTTCGACTTTAGATTTCTTCGGTACTTTTCCAAGCACTGCTGCTGTCGAAGATGCAGCCTTTCTGATTGTCAATGGATCATGCTTAGTATTTACGACTGCATATGCTTTCTTTGTAGCTGCTTTTTTAGCTTTTGTCGCTGTCAAGAATAGTTTTCTCTCTGCGGTCCTTCTTCTTGTCAGTCCTCTGTAGACTTTTCCACCAGCTTTGTTGTACTCTAAAATCTTAGCTGCAATCGTTGCTCTAGATCTAGTTCCATTAGCTGTAAGCCCATCAATGCTTCCAATGTTGTATGCAAAAGATACCAATGCATCAATCTCGTTCTGATTCCAGCGGTACTTATTATCGTACTTCATTACCTTCTGTAAGTATTTATTATTCAACGATCTTTCTAACCAATTGTCAGCTGTCTTTTCAGAAATCACAAGCCCAGCTTTGATCGTTTTTCCTGTGATAGATTTATCTGCATTAGTAATTCCGTATCCGATCGTCCAGACTCCTACTTCATCACGATAAGCTTTTTTATACAGTCCTTCAAACTTTTTCACAAGTTTGATACATTTATTTGTTACATGTGCCATGCCGATCACTCTCCTTTTCTCTCTTCTTCTCTTTCTTCCAGAATCGAAGCGTTTAATTTACCATCGTCAAGTAGATCTTTGATGCCATCAAACCATAGTTGTACGGCTTCTTTTAACATAGCGTCTGTTACAAAAATCTGAACTGGCTTAGGCAATAGTGATCTTGCTAGCTGTATTACATAATCAAATTTAACTTGCCCTTGTCCAGATTCTTTGAATCGTTCCTCTGCTTCTACGAACAGCTCATAGACATATAATCTAATGCCTTCCAATCCTTTCTTCTGTACATATTCAATCAGTTTCTTAATTAAAAAAACAGCAATCAAAATTGTGATCACTGCCAAAAATAACACTTTATTCTGTTCAAACAATTCTTTCATCTTCGTTCCTCCTTTTTATAATCCAGCTTGCTGCAGAACAAATCCAATCACTGCTCCGATCAAAGTAGTAATGACATACATAGACACATTTCTCCATTTCTCGCCATCTCGCCCTTCTAGGTCCTCTAGTCGTTTTCCTTGCTCTGTTTGTTTATTCAGCATGCTTTCCATGTTGTTTGCCAGTTTCTGCACAGATAATGTAAGATCATTGATCTGGTTTACTGTGTTTTCTAAGAGCTCAAGACGTTTGTTTATTCTCCTATTTTCCTTGTCCTGACTCTCTTTATATTCACTGTGCTCGCCTTTAGTTAAATATTCATCCATGGTGCTCCTTTCTGCTATTCGACTACCTCTGCTTCGTCACTATCCTCATATGTGCAATCATTGCTGTCTGGCTCTTGTGTAGTCGGTTCTGTATCTCCTTTCTTATCTGTTTTTTGCATAAAAATAAGACCTATTTCGGTCTTGCTCGAATTTTTATAAAATTTTTCATTTTTGCTTTACCTTTTCTCTTTTTAGATTGTTATCATAGTATCAATGGAAAATTATTCTCCCACTTCTGCATCCTGGATCTCATAAAACTTATTTGTGAACTCTGCAATATCTTTTCTGATCTGCACTTTATTTGCTTTATAGAGATCCCGATCCTGGATTGTCTGGTTTACATTATCGTTACCAGCTCCATCACTTGTTACGTTTGCAGATAAATAAACCACCTGTTTATCTACATCCCCATCCTTTACTGTAATTGTTCCTGTAAGTGTTGTACTTTTTCTTGTTTCTAGCATAGTTATGCTCCTTTCTTATAAATAAAAGACACTAGCAGTTAAGCTAATGCCTTAGTTAATTGTTCTATTTTCTTTTCCATTTTTGCAATTTTGAATTGTAGATCATTGATGATTGCTTCGTGTATGTCAATTTTGCCGGCTTGGTATAGTAGATCTTTTCTTGTTTTTTGGATCATGTGAGTATTTAATGCGATAAATTCCGTATATGAGACACCGTATTCTGTTTCAATATCAACGTCAATATCCTTACCAAAACGCTTTTCAATATCTTCCTGCACGAGAGGTCTATGTGTTACTACAGCGAATTTATCAGAATCATATCCTTCTGATTCTAAAATATCCTCTGTTTTATGTGCTCCAAATCCAAAATGAGTTTTCTTACCATCGTAATCTCCGATGTAATTGAACCCTATAGGATTCAAATTCATATAGAAATCTTCGTATTGATCAAGTGTTGTGAAGTTTTCTTTAAGATTTTCATCTGAAGTAGAAATTCCATGTGCTGCCCAGATAGACGAACCATAAAGTCGCAATTGTTGACTATCATCTCCTACACAGACGCCACCCCACGATGTTCCGCGTGCTATTTGATATCCATGTGCCCAATAAAACGATTCACTATCTGAAGCAATAACTACAGCACCTGATGTATGTACTTCGCTTGCATATAACCAGGAACCTGCGTGGATGTCAGCATCTACCCATAAATTTCCAGTGATACTTAATAGATTTGAACTATTTGCAATAATCCTAGAAGTGTAATCAGCATATGAATTATTATAATGAAAGTCAATATATGGTGTATCACCATAAAGCTCTATTCCCTGATCTCCAGTTTTTATACGACTATTTGCAAAGTCAAAATCAAAACCGTCCAAACCAATATGAGCAGATGTATTAACGTCTTGAATTGTGAGAAAATCTTTTCCAATTTTCATATAGACATCTTCTTGATTCCTATGTACTATTATATGTTCTATGTTTAATGTTCCATCATACTCAACTCTAAATGGTGCATATTTGGCTTCGTCATTGCCTGCCCAAAAAGCATAATCACTACCGAATCCAGAACACGTAGAACCAGAACCAGTTTTCAGATATGTATCAGTAATCTCATACTTACCGATTGTTCCTCTCGTAGCACCGATTTTTCCACTAATATCAGCATTAGAAGATACTAATTTACCATCATATCCAACCCTAAACGGGGCTGAATCACTACTCTCTGCACCTGCCCAAAACGCTTGATTGCCCCCGATACCAGTACACGTAGAACCACTTCCAGTAACGAGCCATTGGTCGGTAATTTTATACTTACCGATTGTTCCGCCTTTTGCTGTGATATTTCCACTAGCATCCCACTTCAAATACTTACTATCAAAAGTACCATCAGCTAAATTAAGAAATGAACCTGTCGAATTAGCTACATAATTTCTTGATTTAATAGCATCTGTTGCGATTTTATCAGCTGTAATAGATCCAGTGTAAATTTTACCGCCATCAATCCAAGTAGAATTAGTTGTCCAATTTGATACAAGATTTGCTTGCGGTAAGTAGTCTTCTGGTGCTGGTGTCCAATCGGTTGCCTTGTTGCCTTTTTCAACTTTAAAAGCCTTATATTGAATAGAACCACTTACAATATAATCTGTTCTAAGAGCACAGTTCCAATAAGTATTTATATACATAGCTGAACTCATCGTAAAACTATATAAGAACTCAAATTCTCCACTACCAGATATCGACTTATGTTCAGAAGATCCAAACTCTCCATTATCCCATGCTGTAATATTCCCAGAACCCTGTATCCAAATTCTTGCCGTTTGTCCAGACGCAGGAACTATATCAGTGTATTTGATATATAAATGCACTGTTACAACATCGCCAATAGCAATACCCTTACACGTTACTTGTCCTAAATCAAAACAAGTATTTTCTACTCCACTAAATGAAGTAAAAGCTGTAGAATATGAATTAGATGTATTTAACGCTAAATTCCTTCCACCAACTTCAAAACTATTTAATATTCCATTTTTAGCGTCCGTACTTAATCCATTAAAAGTTACTAACCCATTCATATTAATAGCAGATGCTACCAACGTAGCGGTCCGATCAGTTAACTCAAAATCAGTTGAATTTGTACCAGATTTAACCAACCAATTGAATTTATCAGCAGTTTGACTAGCTATTGTTTCTACAGCTGTAATTTGCTGATCTACATCTTCTGGTGCTTCAGTGTAATCGGTTGCTTTGCTACCATATTCAATTTTTACTTTTTTAAAATGTATTGAACCATTACTAACTAGTTGTAATGAAACACTCGTATATGCTACAGCGTTACTACTACCATAAGTTTTTTTAAGATCTCCCTCTGAAAAAGGAACTTGTACCCTGATCCATTTCCCATCAGATAAAGGTGCACTTAATTTACATTGTGTCCCGGATAATATATCTTGAGATTCGTACCAACCAATGCGACCACCTCCGCTATTATACGTTTGCAATGCACAAATACATCCACGATCCAATTCAGAAACCTTATCGCACATGAAATCAAACGATACAATAATTCCTCTATGCATTTCTTCAACTGGTATAAAAGCATGTGGGATAATTCTATTCCACTCTAAACCAGCCCCGCTCCTGCTTATTGATACAATCGTAAAGCCATCATCATCGATACTTTTTCTGTAATTACCATTTATATACCAGTAATCATCACCCGATGTGAAATCCTTACTACGTAATACTAAATTTCTTCCGCCAATTTCTAAATTAGCAAGATTCGTTTCTGTACTAGACACCCTTGTAGTTAAACCTGTCAGACTTGTTTCGACTTTCGTAACTCTTTCCTGTGTTCCTGCTAAATTGGATTTCACTTCCGATACTGTCTGAGTGGTTCCTGCTAAATTGGATTCAATCGTATTAGCTTTCGTTGTGACAGCTGCGATCGAGTCATTTTGATTGTTTAGAATTGTTGTGTGTTCGCCGATCGTAGTTTTCATACTGTCCACGGTAGCTACAGTAGTGTTATATCGACTTAACAAAGTATCATAGTTTCCTTTGATTGTTGTATCTTCGGAAATCAGAGATGAAATCTGTCCTTGCATTGTTGAAATGCTTGTTGTATGTGATGTTGTGATCTCTGATATGTTATCAATTTGAGATTGTGTATCTTCTGGAGCTGGTGTCCAATCTGTCGGTTTGTTGCCTTTTTCTAGTTTAAGTTCTTCGATTTTTACTCCAAAATTTGGATTATTGTTTCCACGCCCTGGTTGAATATAGGAAAAACTTACACCATCATCTATTTTTATACTAGAGGGGGTAGTAAAACAAACAACAACCTTGTGTCGATTTCCATCATTCATAATCGCTCCAACAGTAGAACTTTCTGTAGAATAACCAGAGCTTTCATAATCTATCCCATCGACCGTATATTTTGTGAATATATTACCTTTGCCGTTATGGAATCTACCAAACTTAGTAATTGTTCCGCTTGTTTTGGTAAAATAATATGATAATACATAATTAGAATTTGGTTCATAATTATCATACGAGTCAAATTTAAATCCACCATCCGTACTTTTTACATTGAACTCGATTGTTCCGTTTTTTAGGAAATTATCTAAATTCAACATTGTATGATCTATATCTTGAATTTGTTTCTTTTTAACTAGATTCCTACCACCAACTTCAATCTCATCCACAGTCGTTGCTAGCTCATTAAACACAACATCGAGAGTCTGATTCTTATCATCCATGTTGATCACGGAAGATTTCAGCTTCGTAGTAGAACCATTCACTTCTCTAACAACACTGTTGATATCTAGCTTAGAACCAGATATGTTAGCATTGTCAGCAACAACATTATCTCGGATAATCTTCCTTTGAATCGTATTCTCTGTAGCTCCAAGAGCATCCCATATCAGATTCCCATTCTTATCCCAGACAGACATGCTGTAGTCGTTCGAAGCATCTTTTCCGATCTGTACTCTGACACGGTTTGCATCAGAGATCTGAATAGTGTTATCACTCCATTTTGACTTACCATCAGAACTATGTACCGTCAGATTTGTTGTATTAATATCCATACCTGTGATCTTATCAAATGCTAGATTCTCAATCATTGCATTCTTGATCATACCGTTTTCAATCGTTGTGTTCTTACTATTTAATGTAAGTGATTGGATATTAGCAGATGTTAAGTTGCCATTTACAAGTGTATTCAGATTAGCGTAATTCCCTTCCAGTACGCTAATCTTTGCTGTTGCAGCGTTTAAATCCGTGATTGTCGCTTTTGTCGCTGTCAAGTTTTGAATGTTTGCATTAGCTGCTTTTAAGTCATTTGCTGTTGCAGTTTTGAATGTTGCGTAATCGGATTGTAGATCGTCAATCTTACCAGATTCAGCTTTTAGATTTGTGATCGTTGCATATGTAAGACTTGCATCGGTAGCTTTCAAATATCCAAATGTTCCAACTTTTGCTTCTAGTTCGGATGTCTTTACAGTATTTGCTTCTAAGTTCTCTATCTTAGCATTTGCAGCATTTAGATTCGTTGTTGTTGTTTCTTTGAAAAATGCTACATCTGATTTAAGATTTTCAAATTCACCTGTTTTAAATTTCAAAACATCTCCAGACAGATTCTTGATCGTTGCATTTGTCGCTGTCAGATTATCCACCATGAGTTTTTTTACAAAGGCTAATTCGTACTCAACTCGTTCTGCCATTTCGGTTATAGGACCTTTTGTGTCAGAATCATCTTCCTCGGCGGTATTCCCATAACTTGCAATTGTCTGCATCAATCCACCGTCATAACTTGTTATCAATGATATGATCGGTATTGTGAATTTCGTGCCATCATTTTTTACAGCAGTAACAATATCTCCGATATCAAGTCTCATATCTCCGATAAATCTTAATGCTGCAGGCGTGAATACTAAGCCTTGGACAGTATTGTAAACACCGTCTAATATACTCTGTGTCATAACCGGATTTTGCATACTTATGCCGGTAGCTCCTGATCCAGATGAAAGTGTCTGATCTGAGTTATCACATGTCAGTCTTTTGATACTGAAACTTTCTTCTGTTTCTTGCAGATCGTTATAAAATATATTGCTTGGAATCTCGTAATCAATACCCTGATACCATCGAAACTCGATCATTCCAGTTCTTCCACATATAGCAAATTTGCCGAATAATCCTGCGATAAATCCGATGGTTTCTTTGTATGTATATCCATCAAAAGGATTTACATATGTTGTGATCACTTCGCTTTCCTCGGTTTCTTCGTTGTAATCACCATCCTCAATAATCGCTCTTTGATTGATCTGGATTCCTCGCTGTAATGTAGATGTATCAATCGCCACGCCTGTCATCGTGCTGATTTCAGCCAATATATCTACTGCATCAACTGGATATCCTAATTTGGAATAATATGCCCCATTGCATCTGCTTGCTAATCTGTCATATGCGGTAAACGTAACCTTGTTGCTTTCAATCTTTGGATTCTGGATTGTATATAACCCCATCGGAATATATTCCATCTCTCCATCGACTTCCACGCCGATCTCCAAGCTGACTTCTTTTCCAGACAATGCAATTCCTTTATTCTCGATCGTTGCCTGAACATAGCTCGCCACTGCACTCCCGATCGTTATTTCTTCCGCACCAGACGTTATTGTAAAATTCTTTACAGATTCTACTAATACTTTTTCATTCTCCAGAAGCCTTGTATTAAATTTTCTGTTTGGTCCTGCTATTGCATCACCAAAATATTTACTTGCCTGATACATATAGCATCACCTCCGTCTAGTCTTCGATCATAAACATTAAATCTTCAATATCTGCCACCGATGGAATATCATAACGATCTACAGTCTCGCAGCGTTCTAATTCAGAAAATGAAACTTTCATAATGTCAATTTCTGTATCCACTTCCTGCAGATCTTTTACTTCTTCATTTACAATCTGTTTGCTTTCATCTGTCATTTCATACTGATTTTCATGCACAATTGGCTTATCTTCTTCATCCTTTTCTGCATATCTTTCACAGATCTTCAGGCGATTTTCTTCATATTCTTCTATTGCTTTTCTAAAAGCTTTCATATTCTTAGAAATCGCATAGCCTAATTTTGCTGTATAAGTTTTACTTGACTGTTTTACTAATCCTTCATGGTTTTTAATAATCTCTTTTAATTTCATATCTAACTCCTATTTCTGCACGATCTGAACGCTCGCACTTTTGTAATAATAAATACCATCCCCGATATACCCCAGATGTTCTTTTGTAAGAGTTCCTCGATATACAGTGATGGTATGTGTTGTTCCCATGTCTCTAAATGTGATCGGAAAGAATCCTTTCACAAGATTATTTTTTATCTTCTTAACTTCGGACTCTGTGAGGACTCCCCACTTGATATCCAATGTCTTTTTCTCTGCAATTGCTTCTCCGATCATATCTCCTGATGATGATCGTTCGGTATTGGCACTCCAGATGATCTCATCCGAAGTGCTTAGTTCAACCGGCTCTGGCAATGCAGTGTTTCCACATGTCAGTGTTGCCATCTTATTTCTCCTTAGATCAGGATCGGTCGTTTGCCGGCTCTGATATCTGCGTTGTTGTTGTCATTTACGGTTTTGGTTATTTTCTTGCCATCCAGGTAAACATCTGTATCGATCGATTTAACTGCATTGATCAGTTCCATGAGCAAGCGGATGATTTGATCATCTTTACTACTGCCGCCGGATAACTCTGCTGCCTTTTTAGCCATTGCAATCATTTTGTTTTCAGGTGCTACTACCTCGCCTTGATGTCGGTTGTCTCCGATCATAGCTAGCTGTGGTGTATTTTTCTTTACATACCCACCTTGTGCAAGAGGTTTTATAGGGTTCTTTCCAAAAATCTTCACTTTACTTAAAACCCCATTCAATTTATCGATTATATGAGTATTAACCCAACCTTTTACAGAGTCAACAGCTGTTTTAACTCTAGCCGTTAAAGTAACTGTTTTTGACTTTAATGAGTTCCATCCTTTTCTAATCTTAGCTATTGCAGCACTTGCGCTATTTTTTGCTTTAGCTTTTAATGTCGCTGTTTTATCTTTTACAGACTTAAACGCATTACCAATCTGTGCAATTTTTCCTTTTGTTGAGTCTATTGCGTTACCTATAAAGGTCGCTGTTTTATCTTTTACAGACTCCCAGGCACTCTTTAGTTTGCTAAGAGCTCCGCCGGCTTTCTCTTTTGCTTCTGCAATCAGCTCCGCACCCCTATCTTTAATAGATTCCCAAGCACCCTTTAATTTATCGATTGCACCAGCTGCTTTTTCTTTTGCTTCTGCTATTAACTCGGCACCTTTATCTTTTATGTTTTCCCAAGCACTATGTAACTTGTCTAATGCACCATTTGCTTTTTCTTTTGCTTCAGCAACTAAAGTTGTCGCACGATCTTTGATTGATTCCCATCCTTCTTTCAGATTGGCGATCGCACCATCTGCCTTTTCTTTCGCTTCTGCTACCAACGATGCAGCTTTGTCTTTAACGGATTCCCAACCTTCTTTTAGGGTATTCAGCGCACCTTTAACCTTTTCTTTGGCTTCAGCTTCCAGTTTAGCTTTCTTGTTCTTGATGCCTTCCCAAAGTTTTTTGATTGATTGGATTGGATGAATGTTCTTCTTCGCCCATTTCCATAGATTTTTAAATCCTGTAGCAATTCCAATCAAGAATTTTCCAAACTTGGTTTTCTTAATTTTTCCCCAGTTTTTATAAATCAAAATACCTGCAGCAGCTAAAGCTGTGATCGCTACAATTACTAATCCAATCGGACTTGTAAGAAACGCCATTGCTATTCCAAACGCTTTCGTAACAACTGTGGCAATTGAACATGCTGCGCTCCATGCTTTTGTAGCAATTGTCATTGCTGTCTGTGCTACTTTAGTCGCGATCATGATAGCTTTATTCTTGATCATCTGTGCTGCTTGTTTTACAAATTCTACTGTTGTTTTTGCAATTCCGACAGCTAAATTCTTAACATATGATGTGCCCAACAGAATTGTCTGTTTAATATCGGCTGCTTTTGCTGTTACGGCAAGTTTGATCTTACCTGCAAGAGTAGCAAATGATTTTGCAAATGGAGCAACTGCATCTTTAGCATATAAAGCATTTAAGTATAATGTTTCTGCTTTATCTTTGATCTTCGCTACTGTTGCAAGCTTAACCATTTCAGCGAGTGCTTTGAATGCTTTTCCTGCACCGCCCATCTGACCGATAAGTGACAAAAATTCAATTCCTTTGACTGCTGCATTGAATCCAAGAAACGCTACTGTGATTGCCTGCACCGCACCCTGATGTTTATTGATCCAGTTTGCTAATCCGTTCAATCCCTTAACCAGAAGATCTAAGAATCCGATGATCGCATCTCCGACAAAGTTAGCAAGCGGTTTGAATAAGTGATCCCATGCCCACTGCCATAGCGGCTGCAATGCTTTGCATACTGCTGTCAGTACATTTAATGCTGCAGCTAATAATTCAATCAGTTTTGGAGCAAGTTTCTGCATGGTCCACTTTCCAAGTGGCACCAACATGTTCTTCCAGATCCATTTGAAAGCACCTATTGCAACCTTGCTAAACGCACTAAAAGCTACTCTTAGCTTATCAATTGCTTTTCGTAGATTATCATAGCCTTTCCCAAGTTTTGTAGCTTTTTCATTTTCTCCTGCAGGAAGAGAACCCATATCCACAGTACCGCCAGATGCTCCACTGCCTGCAGAACCTGTTCCGGATCCTTTGTTTCCATTTGATCCAGATGTTCCTTTGGTTTCTGTCAGCTTATTGATCTGATCAAATCCCATTAATCCAGAAATCTTCTTTGCTGTTTTTTTTGCAGTGTCTCCGACTTTTTTTGTTGATTTGTTCAGGCTGTTAGAAGCTCCTGTTGCCTTGTTTAAGCTATCTGATACTTTTCCCGCACTTGCTGCAGTCTTATCAAGACTTGTAGATGCCCCAGTGCTCTTCTTGCCCATGATCATTGCAGTAAATGACTTGAATGCGTTTGCAAGAGTCATCAGCTTTCCAAGAACGGTATTGATCACTTTAACAATCGGTAAAAAGAGATTGATCAATCCTTGTCCGATCGATGCCTTTAAGGAATCAAATTGTAATGACAAAATCCTGATCTGGTTCGCCCACTGATCAGAGGTCCTTGAAAAATCCCCTGTCGCATTCTGTAACTGTTGCTGTACAAATGCATATCTTAAGGCTACTTTCTCCTGTTCCGTCATGGCACTAGTCGTTTTACCGAATCCATTTGCCAGTGCGTATTGATCAAGAGCTGTCTGTGTCATTACGATTCCTAAATCTTTTAACGTCTCCGTTTCTCCGGAGAACACAGATTTCAGTTTCGTGAAAGCTTCATCCTGCGAAATGTTATAGAAAGAAGCAACATCTCCGGCAAGTCCAGTAAGAGCCGTACTCATCTTGTACGATTCTTTTTCAGAAAAGCCAAAGGCATTTGCCATCGCTCCGAATGTTCCGGTAAACTTCTTTGCCATCGTTTCAGAAAGTCCAAATGTACTTGCTGCGTTTTGTGCAAATTCGTTTACCTTTTTGTTCATTGTTGGAAATACTACATCGACAACGTTCTGTACCTCTGTCAAGTCTGATCCTAGCTCAATACAGTCTTTCGCAAAACTTGTTAATCCTTTTACAGCAAAAGCGCCGGCAAGCATCTTTCCTGTCTTCTTTGCTAGGTTCTGTATTCCACCTAACTGTTTATTAAATTGTTGTTGATTAATCACCAGATCTAAGCCAATCTGTCCTGCACTATCTGCTGCCATACTTATCACCTACCTTGTCTTACACAAAGTAGGCTGGCTTAGCTACTACAACGGTGCTTACCTATGCTCTTCCCTTTGCGGATCCATACTATATTTACCTGTTTGCATCGGGGACATTTGATTTCCCCTTTTACATATTCTGCGACCATCAATGTCTGTCCGCATTCCTTACATTTTATCTTTTCAATTTGTTATACCTCCTGCAATATCAATAAATGCCTGCTTCATCGTTTCTAAGAAATCATTTGTTTCTTTTTCTGTCTTTGTCTTAGCGGCTTTTCTTCTCCACTTGTTCCTGATTTCTTTTTGTTCCGGAGTGAACTCTTTGATCACTTCATTATCATCTTCTAATCGGATGGATACGATCCGTCCTAAGGCTGTATCTGGTCCTATTCCACAAAGCAGCGCTTTGAACTCGTGCCATTGCATTTTCTTAAATTCTTTGGAATAGATTCTGATTCCATACTGCTCTGCAAATGAAGATACGATCAGGTCCCAATCTTCAAACAGATCATATCCGGGATCAACTACTCCCCCGATTCTTCTTCACCGTCGGTTCCAGAAATTAATGAAATTGCTTCCTGAACAACTACGGTATAATCATCAAATTTCAGATGAAGCTTTGCTAAGTCTTTCTGTGCTTTATCTGTAAAGATCAGCTTGCAAAGTTTTGAGATCGTCCCTGGAGTCACATCGTCTTCTGCATCTCCTAATTCTCCCATGACTTCAATCATAGTTGTCGCATCTGCATTCACTTCATATTTCTTTCCGTTGATCACTAATGCCGGATTCTCTTCAAATTTCAGCTTATCTGTAATATCTACTACTTTTCCCATCCTATCTTCCTTTCAAAAAAGGAGAGGTTTCCCTCTCCTAAACTCCTGGTGTTACTGTTGGTTTACCGTTGCTCTGTACTTCAAATTCCAGAGGTGCAACTGCTGTAGAATCTCCTGCTCCTACATTTGTCACATTGATAACTGCACTTCCAAATTTGACTACCGTTCCGTCTGGGAACGTCCACTGGAAGTCCCTTTCTACATTTCTACCATTCTTCCATGCAAGACCCGCGACCGCATCATTTCCTGCATCTCCAACATTTCTCTTTGCTGTTACTGTGATTGTCACAGATTTCGCAGTCATTAATCTGCGCACCCACCCTTCTGTGTCGAACGGTGTCCATTCCTCCACACCGTTATCGAATGACACTTCGAATGTTTCACAATCTGCGATGTCCTTCATCGTAGCAGCACCTCCAGATGCCGCGGTATTGATCTGAAACTGGTTCTCATAACAAGGATATACTCCGCTTGCGTTAGTTTCGCTCATTCTTTTACCTTCCTTTCGTAATAAATATCAAACCAAATGACACGTTCGTAGATTCCTTTGTCATCCGTTCCAACATCTACTGGTTCAGGAACCTGCATGGATAAGAAATCTACTTTTGTATCTTTGATCATGAATTGTTTCTGTGTTTCTAATATTTCAAACAGTTCGGCTGCTGCCTGTTCTGTTTCTTTTGAATTGTTGTTCCAGTGGACTAAGACAGATATACTTTTCGTATCATATTTCTTATATCCACCTACTGCGTACCATTTGGGCGCATAGGAACTTCGTTGATATACTCCAATGGATCTGTCTTTTTTGTTGTCTAACTTTCCTGTGTAATAATGATCAGCTTCATATGCTGTTTTCAGCCAGTCTTTCACATCTGCTAACAAAATCATACGCCACTCTCCCTTCTGTACAGTTTTTTAAATGCTTTTTGTGCAAAATCTTCATACAATCCGCCTGGAAGCCAAGGGTTAAACCATTCGCCGCCTGCAAATGGATTTTCATAGGTCTGAAAATTATATTCCGGATGAAAATATAACCTTCTGGCATATGGCGTTGTAGATACAATCCTTGCGCGTCCTGCTTTGCTGTAGGTGTAATCCACAAACGTATTATCGTTTTGCAGATTTCCTGTATCAAACGGCATAACCTGAGCTTGTACCACTTCGGTATGCAAAGCTTCTGCTGTCTTTTCCAGTGCTGTGACTTGTGCTTGTGAAAGCTCCCGAAGTCTTTGTGTATTAATCTTTATAATTGAATTACAACGGATCATCACATCAACTCCAATCTGGTATAATTGACTGTCCCATCGGGATTTCTTGCCTTTTCTCCACTTATGATCGTTCTTTCAACTCCAAAGACTGTTGCGACACCGCAACTGATCACTGGTACATCTGGGGCGATATCTCCACAAAAAAGAGCAGATCCCGTAACCTGTACGATCTTCTGCTCATTTGTCATAACTCTTTTCGCTTTGTCCTGATAATTGCATTTGAAATCCGCATCGATCAGAGTGATCGGCTGCCCTTCCTCTCCAATCTCCTCACTATTAATTCGAATGTGAATATTCGTCTGACACATTGATTTTGGAATTAACTCTGGCCATTTCATCAGATCGCCCCCAATCTCCTGCAGCACAATCCTGTCTGCTCTAACATCGCGTAATTATCAGCTTTCATGATCACTCCATCCTGAACTGTCACATTCCATCCACCGGCATTGATTCCCATTGACACGCCATTGATCGAATAAGAACTTAAGACACTGTTGATCAGAGATTCGTTCTCTACTTCAAAATCTGCCTGTTTGCAGACAACCAGACGAATCACATCTTTTTGAAACTCTGTCAGATTCTCAAATCCTCTTGCTACAATGCGGTTAAATGTAAGTGTGTCAATGTGTCGGCTTGCGATATACAGTCTCTTTTCAAGATCATCCGTTGTGATCACACCGCTGACTTTTTCATAATACTCCTGATCTGCATAAGAGGCGAGTGCCATATGCACCACCTCCTACACTTCGGTATATTCCGTAGTATCTACGTCAACGTAAACGGAATCAACCTTACCGTCTTTTCCATTTGGGAATACAAATACGTCAGATAATGTTCTGTTCTGATACAGATAACCATCACCTTCTGTGTGTGTTCCTGGATCAAAGTAATAGATGGATGAGATCTTAGGAACTGTCTTACATGTCTGTCCGCATGCGATCAGCACATTGATCTTATGTGATCCTGTTACGGATTTGCCTGTGTCTTTCTTCACTGGTGCAAATCCGCCTTCTTCAACTTCCCAGTTAAACTTATCATAGAAGCGTTCATCATCGATAACTTCCATGAGCGTCACACCATCGATGTCAGTTACTCGTGTTTCGATTCCCATACCGCCTTCTGCAATCTGAGTCATCTCAATCTTACGAGTAAATTCTGTAGACAGTTCTAACAGATCCATGATCGCAGATGATACATACATGATCAGTGATCCATTCGCTTTGTATCTGCGAAGTTTTCCTGCTGCAAGGAATCCTTTTAACTTGCTGAATACATTTGCCTTTGTATAATCACTGGAAGCTGTTGAGCTGTGATATCCAGTCACTTTCTGCGCAGCCTGTGCTACTTTAGAGAAGAATAACGCATCTGTTTCTGGAACTACCTGAGTCTGTTCAAAGACTTTGGAAATATTCTGGATAGATGCTGTTGCGTTTGTCTCATCGACATCTGCTTTATCAACAAGGAATGATACATCTCTGTCATGCTCCACTGTAAACGCAGTATCTGTCTGTGCATAAGTTCCTTTATTCCATCCGCCATTTCGACTATGGTTTTTGAATCCAGATACAGACATCTGTGTGAAGTGGAATGTTTTCGCATCCAACCATGTTACATTTGATGTTACAAATGGAGAAGTTAATGTTCCCTGCATTAAGATCTCCAGAAGTTCTGGCTCCCATACCTGTGCATAATTTAATGCCATTCTTTCTTACCTCCTAATTAAATCGGTTCCATCGTTTTGTTGGTACCGATTTCTGCTGTGGTGTATTGCCACCAGTCTCTCCGCCATGCTGCTGACCAACTCCGATCTGACGGAATCCTGTCTGCTGTTCCTGTGGTTTTAACTGTGGCACATCTTCCAATACTTTGTTTAATGCTTCTTTTAATTTTTCGGAATCAATCTTTCCATCCTGTACGACCTGTGACACGTCTGCCAGCTTTAACACGTAAGGCATTGTTTTTAAGTCGATCCCAAGTTCTCCAGATAACTTATAAGCATCACGCTCGATCATAGCTTTCTGTGCCATCTGCTGCGCGTTCTGTGCCTCGTTCTGGATTGCTTCGATGTTTGGTTCGTTTGCAGCTTTCTGCTGCTTAAATGCCTGCATCGCCTGCTCAGCTTCTTCCTGGCTAAGTCCCTGCTGTTTAAAATAGGCTTTTAATGCAGTGTTTTCTTTTGCTGCTAATGTTCCATCTAACATCTGCTGAATCTTATTGTAGTCAATCTGTGGCTGCGATGGATCAGTTGCCGGCGGAGTCTGATTTGCTCCTGGCTGTGGTGCAGGTTCTCCCTGTTCCCCTGTTGGTTCTGATCCTGGTTCCGCAAAAAACTGTAGATTCATGTTTAATTTCTTTTTCATTGTTGCTCCTTTCCATTTTGTGGGTGTCTCCCAATTATCCATTGTCTTCGGTGTCACCGCCCACGCATCTTTTACCCTCTTATCGTGTTTGGAGCATAAAAATAAGACGTCTTAACGGAACGTCTGCTACCGAGATTTATGGATCACCTCTTACTTTCTTGCCTTGGTACTTCTTTTTGGTTTTTCTTCTTCCTCAGTTCCTTCCTGAGCTTCTTGTTCTTCTACTGGTTCAACGATTTCTTCCGCTACACCTGCTGCGATCAGTACCTGACCTCTTTCATCTGTAACGTCGAACTCATCCCCAACATGTTTTTCAAAACCAAGTTCTCTGTCGTGATAATTGTAAGTTACTCTTACTTTCATTGCTGGTCCTCCTTTCCTTAAAAATGGGTATAAAAATACCACCAACCATTTCTGATCAGTGGTATTATCTATATCTTTTACTTCTTATCTTCATATTCTCTCACAATCTTCTTCATATACTCTCTGTATTCTTCTATCCCGTTGAAGCATTCCCAATGATACGGAATCCATTCACCAGTTATTTCATAACATCTCCTTTTTAAATACTGAATTTCTTCATCTTCTTTTAATGCCTGAATCAATTTTTTCATTCAACCAGCTCCTTATATGCCTTGAATATTCCATCTAATATTTTTTCTTTTTCATCCAATTCAAGTACATCTATGCTGCTTAAATTCGCAAATATTTCCATCGCCTGTACTTTAGGATTCGATTTCCAATAACTCTTTTTATGCCCTACTGGAACTATAATCTCACCTTCACTCAATGCGCTGATAATATCTGAAATTGCAAAGCTGTACTCATACTTCCCATTTTCTTGAAACCATTCTTGAACTTCATCTCTTTTATCATATACTTTTTGTCTACATTTTTCAATTTCTTGAAGAAATCTTTCATCTTCCCAACTATTGTATTGTAGAAAATCCATTCTATGTGTTATTTCATGCGAAAATACATAATCCATATCGTACAATTCAATATTAGGTGCTTTAGAATTGTATTTTATAATATCTTCATTAGGCAAATATGCAAAAGGCACTTTAAGTTCTTGGTCTTCTACAAATTCTACTGTATCCACAAAAAATGACATATTAGCCTTGTGTCTTGAATTATCTATGTTATTTTTTATCTTTTCTTTGAATACTTCGAGAGAATCCTTTATATTAAATCCTTCTGCTTCCTTTTGAAACTCTTCTTTCCATTCTCCAAGTTTTATTTCATACTTTTCTTTATTTTCTCTATCTAATGAATAATTTGCCAGTCTTCTAAATTTCTCTTTCTGTCTTTTGGCATATTGTTGCTTCTGATCATCCTTATAATCATCCTCAACTTTTTTAATCTCTTCCTTTGAAAACTTATCGTCTGGTGGTGTACTGATTCCAGGGAAGTATGTTGTGTGACCGTCTTTACAGTTTGGATGATAAAGTCCTGCTGCTATCGCAGAACTCATCAATGGATAACTACCATCCTTACTACTTCCACCGCTCCACACATCGTCGATCAGAATCTTTCCAACAAACGGCAGGCACTTTGGACACGGATTCCCTCTCTTGTTCATAATTACAAGATGGCAACCCCATTCTTTGCGTTTTTCACCCTCTCCGGTAAGATAAGCTCTCTTACTTGCTGTTCGGATTGCCATGCCTGCGTATTCTTCTATTCGATGCATGGATCCATTCTTGTACTGGATGCATTGGATACCTGCAGCAAGAAAATCTTTTGTTGCCATGTCTACAGCTTTTTCATAGGTGCCAACACCACTGTTCGCATATACTTGTGCGTTGAATATCGTCTTTCGGTACTGATCATTTGCACGTCTTAGCATCGCTGTCTCTGCATTCCCCATATCAGATACAGTTGCATCGATCAGTGCATTCATCTTGCGATCATTAATCTTGAAGAATGCTCCATCGATATCTCCTGAACCGCCAGATGCCTGCCCGATCGTTTCGAGGATATGTGATTCCTGGTCAAGGTACCCACGTTTTCGAGATTCGCTAATAATCGCAGGAATACTTGAATTGATTTCTTCAAATTGGCCGTTATATTTTTTAGCATTTCTCTTGCGGTACTCTTCTAAAGCTCTTAACTGTTCTGCCTGCCACATCCCCCATTCGATTCCTTCTTTTGTTTCTTCTGCTCGGTGTCGCTGCATATTACGCATCATCGATGCAATCAGTTCATCTTCTATCCGCTTAAGCGCTTCTTGAATATCGTAATCATTCATCTTTCACCTGTGTTGTAATACACTTTATACCCTTGTCTTTTGAACTCGCGTTTCATCTCTTTGAGTTTTGACATGCTGCTGCACCTGTCCTTTCTCATCTCGATGATTCCGTTTTTCTCAATCGCATAAATACCAAACGGAACGTGATCACTCATCTGTCTTAGGAACTTTTTCGTCTCCTGTCGGCTCATTCTGTACGAGTGGTTCATTATTGTTACTACCATTTGCTTCTCCTATCTGAAAATCTCCTGCTGCCGTATTGACCGCTGGATCTTCTGTTTCCATGATGCCCTGCTCTGCTTTTAGTCGCGCAACCTCTTGTTTCTTCCATTCATCATCTCTGGAATCTCCATACAGCTCGTCCACACAAGCTTCAACACTCATGACTCCCTGTGATCTTCCTTTTCCAACAGTTTCAACCTGAGATTCAAAACTTGGATTGGCATATTCTCCAAACGTTACATCTACCTCGACATCATCATTGCTGTTCTGTCCATTTAGTTCACGGTATGCTTTGATACTTACCTTGATCAGGCTTTGCAAGTCTTCCTGCAATGCGCCTACGATCGCATTTCTGCTATAAAGTGTAGCTTTCTCTTTTTCTCTCTGTGCATCTGCGTTATCCAGTTTCTTTACGTCAATCCCTAACGTTGACGGACTGATCAGACCTTGCAAACATAAATCCAGTGCTGTTATGTATGCTGATAGATAGCTTTCATGTGGAATCTCTGGTTGCTGCAATACAATCTCACTCTTTGCACCTTCGTACATGTTGGAATCTGTTTTGATGTATCGATTATCAAACGGATTCACTGGTAATGTCGCTCCTGTTTCTGGATTTCTTGGAATGAAACATTCTGGAATATACTCTTTACTTCGTCCGGATCGCACTGCATCCATCCATTGACTAAACGCTTCATCGAACGCATCGAACGCATCAATTTTACGATCGAAAATACTCTGCCCTCTGCTATCCCATTTTCCAGATTCAAAGAACATAAGCGGTACAGCGAGCATATATTCGCCACGCTGCTTGACTTCTCCGTCTTTACCTTCCTGGTATGTTGAGAATGCCAAGTTCTGCAAGTTTCTTGTTTCATCCAGTGCATCAAGTGGTACTTCTTTATCATCACAAGTAAGTTTGTATTTGATATATCCATAGCCGTAATACTCATGCAGGATATATTCTCTTCTCTTATGGTCATAAACTGTTTTGAACTCAATCTCTGTGATCCTGCCACGGTTGTTCTTAACCTCAAGTCGTTCTCCAGGATAGTACTCAATGATCGGATACTGTGAAAGACTTGTATCAAATGTGACCTTAAAAGCTCCATCTCCAATATACAGAGTTTCTTTCGTTGCTTTCTCCAGTCGCTTCTTGATCTTGTTTTCTTTTGCAATCTCATCCCAAATATCCTGATCCTGCTTCTTTTTAAAATCAAAATCGTTTAGACTGGCAAGAGTCACACTTGTGAGCATGTCCACGATCAGCGATGGAAGTCCTGTATGAATCTTATTGATCTCCATCCCTGGACTGCACTTCGCCGCCCAGAAACTCTGCCGGCTTGTATTGATAACAAGCTGTCGGTACAGCTGTTCCAGTTCGTTGCTGTCCCCTCTGTACCAGATACGGTTTTTAATTGCATTTGCTTCGTAGTCCAATGTTTCAGTTATGTTGATTCTTGAGGGATTCGCCGGCTGTACATTTAACCAACTGCGAATCCCTCCTTTTACTTTTTCCATGATATTATCCACCCATTTCATCTTTGTCTCCTATTTGCATCTTGTATGGCAGCCATGCGTACTGACTGGCATTGATCGTATGATCGTTTCTGTCCTCTGGTTCATTGTTCTTGTCTTCTTTCCAGCTGTATCGTTCAAGTTCTGAGATATGGTTAACACAATGTTCAAGGACTAAATAGGCATCCTGTTGCAACCATGAGATCTGCAGCATGATCCTGTCTATGATCGTTGTTTTCTTGTATGCCGGAATGAAATTATGCGCACTGCCATGCAGTCGTTTGTGTTTGTTTAACTCTGTGATCGTTGCCTGATCAGCAGAATCTATGAATACATCTCTTGCGAATCCCCATTCTTTACGGTTTGTTTCCAGGAAGTCTACAAAGTTTCGCACCGTATCTGATGGTGCCAGTGGGATTGTCAGATCTGCATTGCTGTAAATCTTCTCATCTACTGTGATCACTCTGCGATCTTCTGTGATGATCTGGTAAATCATAGCAATCGTATCTTCAGACTCAGAAGAGTAAGAAGTATCCAGACCTGCAGTGATGGTTTTTATCTTGATCTTTCCATCTTTGAGCTGTTGTTTTAACCAGGCTTTGGTTTTAACATGCCGCTTTCGGTCAAAATTCGAAAAGACAAGACCTGTTGCTTTTCCTCTTAGCCCTTCAATCTTGTTCTTCCAGATCTTCGTCCCTTTTGGAGTGTTGGCGATGATCTTGTCTAGTTTTTCTTTTGGTAATCCCAAATTATGAACAAAAGAAAAGAACCAATGGACCCAGTTAGGTTTTGGTTCTTCTTTCAACTCATCTTTTATTTCTTTTGGTGTTTCCTGCTCCCACTCTGGGAGTGGTCTGGAACAATTTATATATTCTTTGTAGATCGGTAGTGCCGGATCATCTGGGTTTAGTGTTGCCATCAGATAATCACATCGCATAGCAGACTCTCTTACAAAGTCGATGTCTGCTGTGTTGATCTCGTCAATGTATAGACAGCCATACTGACCACCTAATGCCTTTTGCCACTTTTGTTTGTCTCCATATCCAAGTACATAAATAACTTTATCGCCTTTGCTTGTGTGATACAAAAGGTGTGGAATCTTATCGTCTTTGGTTCCATTTCCGTGGTACTCGACTAATTGCCCAAAATCATCAATGATACCAAGGTCTTTGTTGATGATATTCTTTTCTGCGGTACCGGTATCTTTCGCTGCGAGGATATGCAGTTTCTTTGGAGATTCTGCAACTTTCAGCATGAACTTGAAAAGACCTACTGTCGTTTTACCTGCTGCCGTTGTGCTAACCTTCCAAGAACTCAACAGGCGCATCACACCTTATAAAAGCTTTGTACTTTTTAGATAATAATAATCTTTCGGAACTCATTGGAATTAATCACCCCCTATACAAAAAAGAATATTAATTAATCATTTTCTTTATATTCCCAACAATATCCATATGCACTTTTACATTTTCCTCTTGCACATCTGCTAATCAACCTATCTTTCTGTGTTCCCTCTCCAAATAAATATCGTGCTGCCTCACGACAATTTATAAATTCCTTCAAAGTCTTTCTTGTTTCTTTATCTAACTGAATTACTATTTTGGTTTGTCCTTTTTGCTGGTTGATTTTTTGCATCTTTTCTCGATATTCTTTTGTGTTATGTGCTTCATTGCTCTTTTCCCTAGATTTTATATTCATATCTTTATAATCTGGATTCATCAAGCCATACTCTATTGCATGTTTAGTATTTTCTTTACTCGTTACCCATTCTAAATTATTGACATGGTTATTTTCTTTATTACCATCAATATGATTAACATAATTTTTACCGCTTAATCGTTTTATGAATGCTTCTGCGACAAGTCTATGTACTGATTTTACTGTTGGTTTTTCGTACTTAATATTGCCTTTTCTCAAATTAACTCTTAAATATCCATTTCGAGCTTTTCTCGCACTTATAATCTGCCCTGATTTATTATTTTTAATCCTGCCCAAATTGCTAACCGAATATCTGTCATACTCTTTAATAATTTTCCATTTTTCCTGTTTTGGCATATCGTTTACCTCATTTTTTTGAATCTTATAAGCTAATTATAACTTACATTTTCAAAAATATACACTCATTTACCCACCTCGCATCTGATTGATCAGATCATCGAGTTTGGATTTTTCTTCTTCCAGACCAGATACTTCCATACGGTCTTTGAACATTCCAAGATGTCTTCCTAACAATTCTAACGCTTTTCCTTTATCATTCAGCTTAATTTCTACGCCGTTACGTCCTTCTTTGATTCCTGCGATCGCTCTTACCATCATGTCGGATAAATCCGTGGTATTTTTTATGATTACCTGTCCGTCCCGGACCTCTGCATAATCTGTAGCTTTCGCAAATGCAATTGCCGCCAGTTCTTTTACTACCTGATCTTGTGTTACCTCTGTACGCTCCTGACGTTCTTGCATTCGTTCCTCAATATATTTTTTAATGTTAGCATATGTTAGCAATCTGCTGCCATTCGCTCTTGCTGTTTCATCTTTTTTGATTGATGGATAAGCTGTTTTGTAAGCCCGAGTGGCATTCAAATCAATCAGATATTCATCACAAAATCTTTTCTGTTTATCTGTCATTCAGGCTCACTCCTTTCTTTCGTATCGTTCTCTTTATTTACTACTCTTTACTGTAAATGGAACAATGGATTCTGGAATATAATTCACTTCATACTTGTACTTATTAACCTTTGCTCCTCCAAGATCTTCAACCACATACATACTGTCTCGATTCATTCCAATGATATGTTTCTTGTATGTTCCATCTTTTGTTTCTACGATAAGTTTTATTTTCTTCCCGCTGTTTGCTTCCAGTGAAAACGCTCCAACTAATTCAAACTCTACCTTATCGGTTCTGGTATTGATCACCGCAAATCTACGCAATACATTGAAATTGTCTGCTTCTTGTGATACGTTGTTGGATACTTTATCCGCTTCTGTACATGCTGTTAGAGTTGCTCCCATAATTGTCAGACCTAACAACACTCCTAAAAATTTCTTTCTCATGTATGTTTCCTCCTGTTTTGAACTAAATGGACCTCCAGGGACTCGAACCCTGGACCGATCGGTTATGAGCCGATTGCTCTGACCTTCTGAGCTAGTGATCCTTAAATTTATGCACGAAAAAAGCACCCGAAGGTGCTTAATTCAATATATTTTGAGATTTGATTAACCTTTTGTTGTACGCGCAACTCCTAATATATTAGAAATTGCATCTTGTAATACTCGTGAATAATTAATTCCCGCTTTATCAGCTTCTACACTCATCCAATATGGAATTGTACAGTTTTTCTTAACTGCTTTATTATCCACTCTCTTTCTGTACTCTGTAAAGTCTACATCTACAAGTGTTACTGTGTCTCCTGCTTCTACATTTTGAGCTTTTGAATTTGGTTCTGGAAGACTTTTTTTCTCATCTTCCATATCAATCCCCATCAATCCAATAGCATCTCTGGCCATTTCCATAGCCTCTGCTATTGTATCGCCTTCTGTAGCGATATCAAAATCAGGGATTTCTACATAATACCCTTCTTGATCCGGTTTTAAAATAACCGGATACGCTACTTTCTTTGCCATGTTTCCGTTCCTCCTAAAATCTTGCCGTTTGATCCTTTTTTCATTTTTGTTTTTCATGAATCCACCAAGTCTGGGGCTTAAAGCCCCAGTTTCTTGATAATAGATTTAGCTAATCGCTCCTTAATCTCTGGATGTCTTGGAATTGGCTCAATTCTGTTACCATCTGTATATAGATCATGGTTCCCACCATTCCGTTTTAAATACCATCCATTTTTTTCAAGGAGTTTAATCAAATCTCTTCTCTTCATGAAAAACTCTCCTTTTTTATATATGTAATTTATATGTTTATTATACGTACAAAATGCGTATAAGTCAATAATTTTATGCGTATTTTGTACGTATTTTTATTAGCAAGAAAAAGGAACATTTATGAAGTATCGCTTCATCTAATCGCTCTAGCCTATATATTAGCCTATTTTTTGCGAACGTGACCGAACATTTTCTAATTTTCTTGAAAAAATCTTGTATTTCTCATTCTGCAGCTGTCTTCTGTATAAGCTACTCGCCTTTTAGGGTGTAACTGATTCATCTTATGTGCTACCTTCAGCCACGTCATGCCATCAATGTAATAAAATCTAAACATCATTCTCAGTTCGCTCTTCTCAATGCTATTTATATATTCTTCCGCTTGATTCATGAGTTCCAGAAGTTCATTTTCTTTTTTGATCAACATAGCTTTTCGTTTATTAAGCAGCAGCCTCTTTCGTCTTAACTCTGGTACTGGCATACCCTCAACAACAAAGTGCTGTATTCCACCCATACCACCGCTTACTGTGTCTTTTACGGTTCCTTCTTCTGCAATCTTCCAGATCTGCTTTTCAGTCTCTGTGATTCTTCTCCTTAAATCTTTAATTTCTTCTTTCATGTCACAATATTGGATCAGTACGTTCTTGTCCACGCTCTCCCCTCCTGTTACGATTTATTATCTGCTGCCTTATCCGGTCTGTCATTTCCTTGTACTCTTGTTTGTATTGCACCCGATCAGCACAAATGCCCATGCAGTTTAGTTCTGCACAGGCCTTGCATTGATCTACCATATCTTTCTTCCACCTTTTTGCTTCATCAGGTTTCTTTTGTAAAACTTCCCTTTGGTTGTCGAATAGTATTTGTCTTTATCTTCTTTTTTCTTTTGTCTTATTGCCTGCATACTTAACTTCCATGCAGTAAATTCAGTACACTTTCTTCGGCATTCAACTCGTTTTTCTCTTTCTCCTCCGTGATCGCATTTAAGGCACGGACAATCTTGGTATCCCATTTGTTTTTTCCTCCGTCTTTGTTTTCTTCTGGTTCCTTTTCTTTCTCCTGCATTTCTATTTTTTGCTCTATTATCGTCATTTTTCCCCATACATTATCTATTTCTTGTTTTGTTAATGCTGCTCCAATCGAAACCGACATCAATACTGTTAATGTTAAAAATCTTAGGCTTTGGTAGACATTCTTTTTATAAGCATAATAAAAATGCATTCCTGCATCTATTACCATTACTGTAATAAGCGCCTTAATTAATAAATCGTTCATTTTTCCCCTCCTACAATTTATTTAACGGACATTCTTCATCGCATATCCTTTTATATTTTTCATAATCATTCGGCGTTATTCTTGGATATACACAATAACCATCACACATCTCAGTTCTAACTTCTTCCAGAATGTCCGTTACTGTCTTCACTCTCTCATGATCCTCTTTCACGACACCTGTAAGATTCTCTGTTATTGTCATAACTCATCCCTCTCTTTCGCTGCAGCACAGAGTGACATCACTGCCACTCCTATTACTGCTCCGATAAATACTCCTGCTATAAATTCAATCATTCTTCTTACTGCTCACTTTCCCTCATTTTTATTAAATCATCGAATTTCATTATCTGTTTTCCGCATTTATAGCACACTAAACGTTTGTTGCGTTTATAATCACTATCAATGTCCTCTCCGAGGAAATTCCCTTGAAAATCATAATAATCCACGCCAGTTATTGAGAATTTATTTACCATTCCTTCTTTATTGCCGCAATATGGGCATTTTGTTAGTTCTTTCATAAAAATCCTTCCATTCTTTGTGTTCTATTCGTATCTTCCTGCGCCTGATCCATATCGGTGCCACGATACTTCTTTCTTGCTTGGTTTTCTTTTTCTTCTGTTTATCTCTTTTTCTAGATCGGCAATTATCATGTAGCGATACTTGTTATCCCAGTACTCTAACATTTGTGGACTGATTCCTGTTTTCTTCGCCATTGTTTTGTATGTTATTCTATCAAAAAGCATTTCTGTCACGATGCTTTTTTTGTATTCTACGCTGTATTTTTTTCTATTGTTGCCGTCTACTTTTTCTACCTCTTCGTCTTTGTATTGCTTCACCCATTTTCTTAACGTCATTAAGGTTATTTTCGTCTTATCAGCAAATTCTCTTCTCGTCATTCCTGACGCCAGTAACATTCTCACGATTCCTCTTTTAAATTCTTCTGTGTATTGCATAGTTTTTTCAGACAGCTTAGTTCTTTACCCGATACAGTATATTTAACCGTGATCACTTATCTGTTCTTTTTTGTCTAATCATGTTAAATGTCTGTGATTCTTTGTTTGTGATTTGCAAAAAATAATAACGCTTTTGTTAAAAATAAACAGATACTTTTGGTTGTATTTAAATAAAAATGGTATTGGTCAATAGTTACTAAAAGAATCCCCCCGGGTAAAGAACTAAGCTGTCTGTTCTCCTTTCTGCCTGCTGCCTTTTCGGCAGTAGGCTAATAGATCTTTGTTTCTTATGCGTTTTAATAGTTACTTGTGGTATATAAAATCAGCATTGCTGATTGTGCACGTTAGATACCTTTTACCATTTTCTCGATTGTTCTTAAATTCAATCCATAAGACTGTAAATCGATAATTGCTTTTGTTAATTCTTCCATCTTTATTCCACATTTTTCTTTCTCGTTAAATATCTGCCAGAGCCAGAATACAATAATTTTCTTGCAATCCCTTAAATCCTTCCAGGATATAGATTACTTCTTTCTCGATCACTCTTCCTGTTTCTTCTCCTTTGTCCATCTCTCTATATTCGATAATATCTCCTAACTGATAGTTTCTGTCATTTTTTAATAGATCGAAGGATTTCCTTCCACTTCGAACATCATCAAAGAACATCTTTGCTAATTTCAGCTTATGTCTTCTTTCATCACTTACAGTTTCTTGTACTTCTACCTTGTCTGTTTGCTCAATTTCAACCTTCAAATCTTCTGGAAGATATTCTGGAAAATCTTTTTCAATGCTTGTCTGGCCAGCGACTTGTTCTTCTTGTTGCGATGTCGCAACCGGCATAAATTCTGCTTTTGTCGGCTTTTTAACTTCTTGCTTTTCTTTCACTTTTTTCTCAGGTTTTGGTTCTTCTACTTCTATTGGTCCATAGGCTGCTTGCCATGGATCTGCTGCCGATAGTTCAAAAGCCTGTTCGTATTCATCCAGAATCTCATCCCATGATAATTCCTGCACTCCAATAACTCCCATTGTTCGTACTATGATCTTTTCATCTTCGAACTTGATTGCTAAGAGTCCTTTTTTCATTAACCGATACCCTTCTGGTATGATCGCCGCTTTCAGATCGTCAATACTTGTTGCGTTTGCAATCTCAATTAGTTCTTTTCTTCGATTTGGTGTCCTATATTCTTCCCTTAGCACCTCCTGGAACTTCGTCAACTCTCTTTCTTCTTCGCCTGCTGCCTTTTCCATCCGCTTGATCTCTCGGATTTCTTTTACGCTTGTTTTGTCTGTTACCAGAATATAATCTTCCGGATCCATTGTTAGCATTTCTGATAAACGACTCTTTCCGAGTCCAATAAATTCCTCTCTCAGTTCTAGGCTGTTCCCTCCAACGCTGTATTTATCATTAATTGCCATAAATCTGCTTGTTGGAGATTTTGTTAAACCAAGTTCTTTTTCTGCAAATTCAAAGATCGTATCATACCCATCCTGTCTGTATGCTTCGCTGTCTCTGATCTGCTTTAATCGATATCCGATCGCTACGAAGCTTTCTGCCAAGTAATTTAGTCTCCTCTTAATATCTTCTTTGATGCTCATATATTCATTGATCGTCATCTGATGATATAATTCTTCCATTATGCTACTTTCCTCGCTCTCTTTAGAATTGTTTTGTGAAATTGTTTTACAAATTTACGTATATCCTCTGGAACAGGATTATTATGCCGATTATTGTATGCTCCTCGGTATTGTACGATCTCCATGTTTCTGACTTCCATCGTGTAATAACTTTGATCTTCTTCTCCTTTTTTTCGGATAAATAAGATATCTGTTTTTCCACGTTCTACCAGATCCACATAAGTTCCAACACAGTGATGCAAGTCCTTTCCTTCTTCTATGATCACTTTCAGACTTTCCGGAACTATAATCTTGTATTTAGCTGTTTCGTAGCTATACATCGTTTCTAATTCTTTTATACGTTTCTTATAATTCTGTTCTTTCGCATCATTTTTTCGTATTCTTATGATCTTTACTAAATCATCATGTTTTTCTTTCAGCTTCCTCGGAAATAAAACCGCCTTATCTTTCATGTTATAACCAAGTTGATCAGCCATATTTAAATAATCAATCCATATTCCTGCATCATGTCCTTTTTGTGTGTATGTCGCAATTTTCTTAATCGTTGTGTATGTCTTAAGTCCTGCCAGGTAATGTCCTGTATTTCTCAATGCCAGAATTTCATCATCGCTTAATTTCCCTTCTGGATCATTTCGCAATACTTGGATTTCTTCTCTTCCAAGATCATAATCTCTTGCTTTTCTCATGTTTCTTTTTGTAAGACCTAGTACTTCGTGTAGTTTTGTTCCCTGCTGTAGAAACCTTGATCCGTACCACAATTGTCTTGCAAGTTTTCTCATGTTTGCTTTTATAACAAGTTCTAATTGCTGATTGATTAAATAATTGTCTATGATTTGCTCATATTGTTCCTGTTTGCCCTTCCAGGATGCCACGACATCGATTCCGCTTCTTTCCAAACACGTTCCTTTGATTACCTGTTTGATATTCCGTTGATAGATCCTTGCTTTTCCTGTGATCATATTTCCTGCATCGTACCAATTCGGCTCATACCATGTACATTCTGAATTTTCATTGTACAGTTTATAATTCTCATCAATGAACCAGATATATCGATCTGCAATCATTGTTATCTCCTTACTCTCTGCAAATGATTTTTTTGTTGCTTTGCTCTCGATTGCTGCAAGTCCAAATTTTGTTTTTTGAAATCTCACGATTTTCATAGAATTTTCAATCGTCGATTGTCTTCCTGCTGCCTTGAATATGATCTTCTTTCTGCAATTTGGGCAAATACCTTTTTTGTTATGTGATATCTTTATTTTCTTTCGATCTAGCATCACTTCTTGTCCACAATGTCCACAATATCCTGTTGACTGTTTATAAAACAAATAGGTTTGCATCTGTTTTTCTGCCCATTCTTCCATCCCTTTTGTGATTTGCTTTATCTCTTTTTCGTGATCCTTTATTTTTTGTTCTCTTGCTTCATAACGTTTTTCTAATTTTTTCTCGTTGATATCATCCTGTAACCTTCTAATCTGCCCTTCTGGTTCTCTGTCAGTTATTATTCTTCTTATTGATCTTTGATCATAAAACTGTCTCAGTTCTTTTCTTTCTTTTCTGCTTAAATAAAAATCAACTTCTAATCTTTCGTATGACATCCAACTATTTGTTACTTTTTGATTCCATCCAACATTCTCAATGTAATTTGCAAATTCAGTATTTCTTATGCATACACGAACGTTTTTATCTTCTGTTCTTCCATCAATCATGAAGCAATCGTCTAATTTATGTATTTTTTCTTTTCCAAACGGAATCTTTTCAATTGCTTTCTTCTTCATGTTCTCACCCTTTGTAATACTTTTTTACGATTTCAAATACATCTTTATCTCTCATAACAACACAGTTTCCGCTTCCTTTTCGCTTTCTTGCTTCTGTTTCTACTGCCTTATATGCATTTTTTAAGGTTTTCCCCTTTTTTCTGATACTGACCGCCATCTGATCACCCTTTGCTGCTTCCGCTTTTAGGAAATTAGCGATTGATTCCAAATATGCTGTATCTCCCTTCGCTTCTTTAATCTCTATATCTAGTTTTCCAACTGCTGCCATTGTCTGATCTGTGATAAAATCAATTTCTTCGTTCCAAAAAAGTTCTGCTAATTCAGCATCTATGCCGTTTTCAGCACATAACTTGTCCAGATTTTCTTTCTCCCCTTCTTCTTTTAGACTTCTGGCCACATCGTTTATTTCTGCTGCTGTCTCCATCTCTCCAAATACGTCAAACATGATCACACCTCCTAATACAATTTACCGCCCATGATCGCACGTACTGCATCCTCTGGCTCGTATTTGCCACCATAGTTTTTTGCACTTTCCAGACGTTTATATAATTTCTTCTCGCTTCTTCGATTCATTGGACAGCACAAGTGCACGATTTCTTCCGCGGTCTTTCTTTCTGTGCCAAATTCATCAAATAATGCTTTCTGGACACCTCTTTTCAGAAATACATCGGTTTCTCTGCACATATGCGGACCTCTCCGCCCTTTATGTAGACCTGTTGGGAGTTCAATGATGTTGTAATAAAAATCACATCCGCCCTGACTTCTGAATACAATGTGATGCTTCTCCATAATCCCGACTTTTTCATCATCTTTGATTTCACCCAAAAACGCTTCTAACTCATATATTTCCATAGCTTTAATTTATCCTCCAGTTCATCTTTACATTCATAACGCTCTAACAGATCACTATCAGCTGTTACATGATTTGTCTTCTTGAATATATAAACTTCTTTCCACAGATCCGCGTTAGCGATCTCTTTCCCTGCTTTTGTTTTCCAATCATGTTCGGCATATACCCTTGCTGCTTTTAACATACGCTCAAAGTAGTCGCAATCCGCATGAATTCTTATTTCATAGGGTTGATTGAGTTTTATTCTTCTCAGCGCTGTTACTGCTGCCTTAATCGTGATTCTGTTGATTGTTGTCTCCATATCCCCACCATTTACATCTAACGTATATGGTTTTCCATCTGCTTTTATAAACTCCAGTACAGCTCTAAACACCGCTGGCCCTCTTCCTCTGCTGTGTGACACTGTGTATATGTAAATGTCTATCTGTTTCATTCTTTCCTCCACTGATTCAATATTTTCACTTGAATATATTTTAAAAACTGATACCCATCGGCCGTGAATCCTGAAAATATACTTTGCTGGTCAATGTAATATCCTTTCTTGGGTCTTGGATCTCTTTTAAAAAATTTTCGTTCGAGGATTATTCTTTTCTTTGGTACTGGAATCTTCAAATTCTTTGATGGAGAATATCTTCTCGGCAGTTTTTCTCCTTTTTCTGTTACTTCTTTGATCAGATAAGATGCCAGTTTCCCATATTGACCAGTATCATCTAACAAGCTCACATAGACACTCCCATGTGGCCAACATTCCCTCAATGTTTTACTGTCTATGGAATTAATTACTAAATGATGATGTCTGGCACCTCTTTTTCCAATCTCGAACACATGAACAAATTTTAATTCTTTCTCCTGCTTTTTAACCTCTGCTCGAAGCTTTCTTAGGAATTTCGCTTTATCCTCTTTCATTTGATCATAATCAGGCTTTGTACCTGCATAAGATAAACGAATGTGCATATCCCCACCTGTGAAATTTTCATTCAGCAGCCACCTTAATTTATCTATCGCTTTTCTGACATTAATCTTTTTCTGTGATTCTGTTGTCTTTTTCTGTTTCTTTTGTCTCTTGCATCCCTTGGGATGTATCCTGTGACTGTAATATCTTTGGATCTCTATTGTTCTCCCTGCTGTTACTATCTTTTCTATGTATGGCATGTCATTCTCCTTTTGTCTCAGATTTAATACCTTTAGCAAGTCTAAACAGCGGTATTTCAACCGCTATTTTTCTTGCCTTTGTACGGAGAACTTGATATAATATTAATGAAGTAATTTTCTCTGATAGAGAGATAAAAATCAGAACTCACTTTAGTTTGTGAGTTCTTTTTTTTATGCTCTTTTACTATCTTTTCAAGTTCCTGTAAATCTTCGCAAATATCTTCATATCTGCCTAATTTATTTACTACATCCCCAACCAGACAGTTATTATCCTGTCTGATCAGAGATGCTCTGTATGTATTGCTTCTATGATTCTTCATTGTTAGTCTCATTGACTTCTTCCTTTCCAAAGTCTATTTCTAATGCTTTTATCATCTTTTCTGCTATTGCTACTACCTTTTTTGTATTATCATCCGATTCTTCTTCCAGGGCGTCTGCTATATATCTTAGTGCCGCGATCATATGCGGAACCATATGATTTGTCATTGGAGTCACGCTGTCTATAACTCTTTTTAGCATCATGTGACTGACTTCTATCAGTTTCTTTTCTCCTGTTTCATTATACTCAAGTGCCAGACACAATCCTGCTTCTATTATTTTCGTGTCACAGTTAATTAAAAATTCTTCTGACATTCCTGACTTTTTATGATATACTGTTTCTTGTGTTAGACTATTTATGTCCATGCTCATTGGAGTTGCTGCTCCGTGGGCACTTTTTGTTTTTATAAAATCCCGAAGTGCTTTTATTTCATCGAATCTCCCTTGTTCATACGCTGCATTTCCTGATCTATTTCCAGTATATGAATGTTCAACGATTATCCCTTGAAGCTCAATTCGTTCATCAAGTTCTTTCAAAATCTCAACTTCATTTATCAAATTTCTTCACTCCTTCCTCGTAAATCAACGCTGTGATCAAGCACAACGCTGCCAACTCTTTAAAAATTCCCATTGCAACCAGCACTGTTGCCGTGCATATCATGGCTTTTGTTTCACTTTTCATCTCATGCTCCTTTCTCAAACACTTATCATTTCAGTTGCAAAAAACTTTTTTGCATTTATGAAATATCTATGCTTATTTTCACTTGTCCGGATTGCATATCCCCATGGAAAAATCCCTTGAATCAGTCCTTTTTCGATTGTTGGAACACCCATTCCCATCAAATACGCAACTTCTTTCGGGGTTAACGTCTCTATTTTCTTTTTAGGAATTACTATCTCTTCGAAGTAATTCTCTGGAAGATCAAATGCTTCTGCAATCTCATTTCTTCTTGCTTTTGTCGGTTCCGAATCTCCAGACATCCACTTACTGACGGTCGATCTACTTACACCGCAGATTCTGGACAACTCTACTTGATTGATGTTTTGATCTGCCATTACTTTTTTAAGCCTGTCCCTGAACACCTTTATCACCTGCCTTTCTTCAGATGGCTTAACAACCTACCCGACGATGAAAAATTTACTTACCATGTGCATCAATCAGACTTTTCGGGGAGGATGTCGGATAGGCGATTAAGCCATCTGTATTGTTAATTGTGTATTTTTATAAATTATGGTAAAATTTTTGTCGAAAGGATGTGATAAATTGTCTTTAAACCTCAGTACTGTTGCTAACATTATTGGAATCGTTGGTGGTGTTGTAAGTTTCATTACATTTTTACTTTCACGAAGTATTTTTAAAGATATTTCAATTCAAAAACAAGACTATAATGAACAACGAAAACATATCCAAACAACACTAATGGCCCTTCGACAAAACATTTGGGATGATGCTCTAGATAACATTAAAATACGAAGCCAAATGCGAGAAGCTTTATTTTCTTACTTTAATAAATATTGGTCTATTTCATCTTTTCGATGTATATACCATTTATTAAGAAGTACGCATTATTCCAAAAAACCTATCAAGGAAACTAAAAAAGAGCCTTTATGTATCAGTTTAGATTACCTGATCGCATATCTTGATAAAAAGGAGAACATAAACAATGAATAATCAAAATCTTCAATTGATAAACTCGCTAATCAAAAAGACAAAAACAAATGCAATCCACTGGAAATCTCTTTCCTCTAGTGATATTGAAATAAAGAAAGAAAAGTCTTGTAACCCAAACTCAACTTTTCAAACTTCTAGTGTCACGGCACTAACAAACCAAACAATTAATCCCGATGCTAGTTTTTTCATTCACCACAAGGATGGCTATATTTTTTTATTAGCTAAAAACTCTTTTGCAAGCATAGAAACAATAATTTCGTTAGTAGTTCAAACTAAACTTTCTAATTGCTCCATGGAATATGCATCAACGCTCGATAAAGACAATGAAATTATTGCTTCCCTAAAACGTCTTTACAATATTGTTGATTCATACGACTACGACATCGCATCCTATGTTAATGATTTCATCAATGATTAATAAATTTGTTAACGAAATTATTAATATCTTCAATTGAATCCATATCCTCGGATAACTTTTTTGGTTCTCTGAGGATTTTTTTTGTTACATCAAATAATTTCATGTTCATTCTTTTTTCTTGCTCAGCAATCGATTTTTCAATCTCTTCAATTTTTTTGTTTACCTGTTGCCATTTTCTTTTTGAAATCCACATCTTTCTCACCTCCTGGTTATTTAGCTTTACCAGTTAAATGTTCAACATCTTTGAACATCGACATTAAAAAAATACTGAGCTATATCCTTCTCATCTATTTCTAAAACTTCACAAGCTTTTAACATTTCTGGCTGTTTCCAAAACCGCTTATTTGTTAATTTTAAGGATAACGTCCTATCCGAAAAACCCATTGCAACAGCAAAATTATGTTGCTTTCCATACTTTTCGATTATCTTGCCTTTTAGTTTTGAATAATTGTATTCCACTTTTATTCCTCCTTTTATTTTTGTTCAATTCCTTTGAACATCTTTATATTACCACCTTGTTTTTTTAGTGTCAATATCTTTTGTTCAATTATTTTGTATTTTTATAACGTTTTTGTTGAACTTTTGTATAATTAATGTTATATTCTATTCATGGAGGTGATTATTGAATGAAAATAACAAACACAGCAGAACGTCTAAAATCTTTAATGTCTGAATTTAATTACAGACAAGTTGACATTTTAAAGAAATGTAAACCATTTTGTGATCAATATAATGTAAAACTTGGAAGAAATGATCTAAGCCAATATGTAAATGGTAAAGTCGAACCCGGGCAAGAAAAATTAACAATACTTAGTTTAGCTTTAAATGTCGATGAACTTTGGTTAATGGGATATGATGTTCCTAGATCTAAAAATATTATAACGTCATTTCCACATCAGAATCTTAATGATGATGTCCTACAAGCTGTCAGTGTTCTTGCATCCTATAGTGAATATGCTTTTTGCATTTTTGCTAAACGCTATCAGCTTAAATATAAAGATTTTTGCATAACTCTATCTCCAAAAGAGGTTGAGGACTTTGCTAATCGTTGCATAGAGCAGGTAAAATTTGTAACCGAAAACATTATAAAGAATAAACTTCACGAAAATATTGGTCCTATTTCCAATGATTATATACTTGCTGCTGCACACGATAGAGAAGACATAGAAGTTACTGAAACAATGAAAAAACACGATGATGATATTATGATGGATGATGATGAATGGAAGTGATGCTCGTTGACATATGATGAATTATTAATTGAAGCTGATAGTAAAAACTTAATTGTTTTAGAAAAACCATTGAGAAGTAGTGACGGTCGCATATTTCAAAACCGTATTGCAATTCGAAAAAATCTCTCAACAACCGTTGAAAAATCTTGTGTATTAGCAGAGGAAATTGGCCATTATGAAACGAGCGTTGGTAATATTCTGAATCAAAGAATTGCTGAAAACCAAAAGCAAGAACTTCAAGCTAGAATGTATGCTTATAACAAAAAGATAGGTATATCTGGCATAATTTCATGCTACGAACATGGATGTAATAATATACACGAAATGGCTGAACATTTAGATGTGACTGAACGTTTTGTGTCTGATGCATTAGAAGCGTATGAGCAAAAATATGGTTTGCAAATTCAGTTTAATGATTATCTTATTAGATTCAACCCTTGTCTCTCTGTTATAAAAGTAATATAAGGAGAAATATATGAAGAAAAAATTTTTATGTCTTGCATTATCTGCAATAATGGTGCTACCAACAGTACCAGCATCTGCAAAATCTAAAGTAAGTATTGTGCCATTAAAAAAGACTATTTATATTAACCAGACTTGTAAAATTAATTTAAAGAACAATAAAACTAAAGTAAAATGGACAGTATCTAATAATAAAATAAGAATAGTGAACAAAAATAACAAATACGCAACTATCAAAGGGCTGAAAGTTGGATCAGCTTATATAAAAGCTAAGATCGGTAAAAAGACTTATCGGAGCAAAATAACTATCAAAAAGAAAGTTGTTAAAACCCCTTCAGCTCCTACTGTTAAAAATTATACATATAATAGAATTATTTTGGATAACGATAAACTTCAGATAAAGTTGGCATATACAACTTCTTCTGAAATTGCGTTTGCAGTATATAATAAAACAGATTCCTTATTTAAGTTTGACTGTGAATATTTTAAATTGAACGATACGGATTACGAACCAGATGAAATAACCACTTCTCCGTATATTGCTTCAAAAGACACTAGAAATTTTATTTTAAAAGCTAAAATTAAAAATCCTGAATGTACTTCTTTCGCAGGTGTTTTTAGTATCTGGGCAGCAGATGGTTACATTATTGATTATCTAAATGTCTCAAAAACTACTGTGAAATAATTTACAATAAAAGAAAACCGCCTGGCTACCAACCAGACGGAATTTAGAAACCTATCAACAACGTGGTGTGTGATATGCTTCTGCCTCAACACCAGAATTATATCATACATCCTGCAAATTTACAAATTGATAAGGGTGTATTTTTTGTACCCTTTTTTAGGAAAGGAATGATGATATATGGCAAGAAGAAACCCAAACGGCTACGGCAGTGTGACAAAATTAAAAGGTAATCGTTCACGCCCTTATGTGATCAAAGTTACTACATATGATGAAGATGGACACGGCAGACAAGTCCCAGTGGACTATGCTGCTACTCGTGAAGAAGCAAACATCATTTTGGCCAAGTACAACGACAATCCGTGGAACATTGATCGTAACCGAGTGACGCTTGCAGATTTATATACGAGATGGCTTGAAATAAAAGGTCCCAAATTTGGAACCTCTCGTTTAAGCTCACTCAAATCAGCTTATAAACATTGTCAAAAACTCTACGGAATGAAATACAGACAAATAAAAGCTTATCAAATGCAAGAAACTATAGATAACTGTGGACGCAGTTATGCCACGCAAGCTCATATCAAAGTTCTATGGGGACATTTAGACAGTTTCGCGTTTGAATTAGATATCATAGATAAAATGTATTCACAATTAACATCTGTAAGTGCCAAGCAGGAAGAGTCAAAACGCGCACCATTTACCGAAAAAGAAGTTGAAGCTCTGTGGAAAATATCTGATCAAAAAAATGTAGATATTGTTTTAATCTATATTTATACAGGATTCCGATTAATGGAATTATTAGATATGACATGTGATCAAGTAAACCTAGAAGAACAATACTTTAAAGGTGGAAGTAAATCTGATTCTGGAAAAAACAGAATTGTTCCAATTCATCCTCGTATCATGCCGTTTGTAAAAAAACGGTTAGAGAAAAGTAATGAATATTTTTTAGAAAATGATGAAGGTTCCAAGTTTAAAAAATGGGATTTTTATGAAGAGTGGAAGGTTGTTATTGCCTATATAACAAAGAGAAAGAAAACGCCTCATGAGGCAAGGCATACTTTTGAAACATTTTTGGATAATGCAGGCGGCAATAGAAAATGCATTGATATGCTGATGGGGCATAAATCTAAAGATATCGGAAACAGAGTTTATAATCATAAAACAGTAAAACAATTAAGAGAGACAATTCTTTTGTTGAAATAATAATTTTATATTCAACAAGTAACAGATTAGTAACAAATAAATGAGAGAATGGCTTAAAATGGACATTCTCTCATGTTACAAAAATATGATCGTATAAATTGGTATTTCATTCATTGTTTGTAATTCAATCATATCACAA